ACTCTCTTGTAGCTGGAAGCTGTTCCTTGCGGCATATTACCATCTTTGGCTTATTTCCGCTATCCCACTCTCTCCAAACGTGTTGTGGGCAATCCTTCATAATTAGGTATTCTATTGCTTCTTCTTCAGTCATTGCTGGCATTGGTTCTGTATTATGTAGCAAATATCCACGAGTATGTTTCTTGAAGTCAGGTTTTGCCTCATCCTTTGCAAGTTCCCAATAGACCCACACAGGTGGCAGTATACCGCCCTGTAGCGCACACGCCATCCAGTTTGGGTCAGGCACAAGTATCTTGGCGCACTCGTCAATGCTGTCCTCATAGACTACACGATAGTCTGACTGCACACCGTCTAGGTTTTCTTTAGCCCAGCATAGTCTGTCGAATAGGCGTGTGCCTTGGAATGATGGTGTCTGGATCATTAGGCTAGGTCTCCACAAACTTGTATACTTCCTTTTTCAGAGATATCTCCCACTGCACCTGCGGATGTTATCCACCATGAAGTTCTATGAGATGATGATGTGTGATGGCTAGGGTCTGCTGACCCAGCAGCACGATTATAATGTGTTGCATTAACAGAGTAATTAGCGTCATCCATGCTGTTAGTAAAAGTATAAGTTGCAACACCTTCGGATATATCTGTTGACGATGAGTAATTAAAGCTACCTAAAAATGCGCCGCCGTGCGTGGTTTGAGTCGCCCACGCCTTCGAACTACCGTTAACAACGTACTGCGTATCCAGAGAACCAGCCGTGCTGTGTTCGATTTGGTCTGCTATAATTTTTCCAGCCATTATGCGAGGTCTCCATTTACGATATACGTTGTGTCATCTTTATCAATAACGCCAAATGCACTTGACCTTGTAATAAACCTTAAACTACTAGTAACGTACCCACTAGCAACCGCAGAGCCTACACAAGTATCGGTTGCGTGAAATGCTCCTACATAATGTGCATTAGTCATATTGTTCACAAAATTTGCCGTAAAATTTCCTGTTGAATTATCTGTTAAACTTGTTGTGTTCAGCGAATCATCTAAAGTGGTATCACTACCCTCAAAATGCCCCCAAGCCTTCGCCAGACCCTGCTGCAACTGCATAGTCGCCGCACCGCCTTCAGAGGTCACTGTGATGTCGCCAGCGGAGGTCTTGCCTGTGAGGTCGTCTACAATAATTTCACTCATGCTAAGTCTCCGTGACATGTTACATTACAATCATCACCATCTGTAGCTACAGGCACCGGAGATGTTACATATAATTGTTGACCAGTAGAAAGCTTTGCACTTGCGCCTAGTGTATCCATTCGAACCCTCGTTCCTGATTTTCCTGCCATACCTGTTGATGAATAATCATCATTATTAAAGCTATTTGTATAGGCAGTAGCTGACCATCCTGCCCCACTATCAGTGAGTGAAGAAATGTTAAATGAATCGTTTAAAGTGTGACTTGTGCTTTGAACAAAACACGCCCACGCCTTTGCCGCACTCTGCTTAGTCAGCGTAACAGGACTTGTGCCATCGATTGCTACGATTGTATCTGCTTTTAAAGTACTCATTATACCACCGTCCAAGTTTCGCCAGTGCCGACTGTTACCGCCACACCAGTATTGATTGTGATTGGCCCTGCCGACATAGCGTTCTTGCCATTTGTAATTGTGTAGTTTGTGGTCACAGTCTGACCGTTCTCATAGAATATCTCGTCAGACCCACCGCCTGTTGCGCCAGCCGAAATGCCTGTCAAAGCAGAGCCATCGCCAGCAAAAGCTGCACTTGTTAGTGTACCAGTACTTGGATTGTAAATAAGTCCACTGTCTTGTTTTACTGCAGTAAGTGCACCACTTGTTGTAGCCGCAAAGTATAGTAAGAAGTCAGTGTTTGTTGCGGTATCACTACTAATTGTTGCACCTGCTGCAGCAAATGATAAGTTGCCACTTGCATCTGTGACCAATGCTTGACCTGATGTGCCATCTGCAGCCGGTAGTGTAAATGTTACATTTGAACTAACTGTTGCTGGTGCTTGTAGTGCAACATAATTACTGCTATCCGCATCACCAAATCGCAAATCTGCTTGTGCATTAAGAGTAATATTCTGTGTACCTGTCAACTTAGCACTTTGAAATCCGCCAGCTGTTAACCCATCATGTACTCTGATAGTATCATTTGTGGTATCAACTGTTACTTCACCTAATTCACCCGTAAACAGATCATTTTCTGTGTTTGATCCTCGTCTAAATTGTACTTGTGTTGCCATCGTTTATTCTTTCTGAGTATTTATCACTACGGCTTAGTGGGCCATGTAACTGTATCCAATGAACTATATGTGTCAGTGATATCACGCAATGTTTGTCTATATGTTGTCATTTGTGAACTCATGGTTACATCACTTAAAGCGTAAAAATCTGTTTCAGCAAGCAAACGATTACGTTCAAGACGTAGTAAACTTATAGGATGAGCATTTTTAAGTTCAGTCCATTTTGCATTTACTGCTGTCCATGTAAGCACTACGTCACTTGCGCTATTACTAAGTATTGCACTGCCGTTGCTATCTGTGCCTGTTACTTTATATACATTGTTTGTAAAATCGGTTTGATTAGTGATTTCACCTTTAACCAACCATTGTGCGTCAGGTGCAAGTGCTACCAGTGCTTGAATAATATTAGGTGTTGGATGAGAGATTTCATCGTATAGTGGTGTTGTCATACTGCGTACTCCAAAAGTTCAATTGTTCCATATTTATTATAACTGGTGCTATATGTTATTGGATAAGTGGTGTCTGACGCACCCCAGTTTCTCCATTGCCAGTAAAAATATACTGTTCCTGTGTGTGCCTCAAAGCCGCTAGTTCTATAGGTATCAATAATTTTAGTATCCCAAGTAAAACACCACACTCCGCTGGCATTGCCTCCATATCCGTGAGCACCCCAGCCATCTGCCGGGCCATTGTCTATTGCATCAGTGTAGTATGTACTGTTATCTTTACTTATATGAAGCCGAAAACCGTTACCGCTGCCACCATTGCCTATGTACAGTGGAATCCACCAAGAGATCAGCAAATGACTGCTGTTGTGTTGTTTGGTGTAGGTGCATATGTTGCTGTCAGCGGCTGAGAAAGATCCAGTTTCATCATCTCTATTGATATCAAGTGTAGTCCAACTTGTACTGTTAGAAGCTGCAACTTCAGGCAGATCGCCAGTACTCCAACTTGATGATCCAATTGGTGCTCCAGGATAAATTACAGGCATTATGCTAGGTACTCCCTTACGCTTATGGTTCCATATTTAGGATAACTGGCACTATACTGTAAAAAATAAAGTGTATCAGTGGCGTTCCAGTTTGCAGTTTGGAAATAAAAGTACCAAGTACCAGTGTGTGCTGTAATACCACTGCTTCTTTGAAAATCTAACTGCCTGCTATCCCACATCATTCTACATGTGTACGATGTATTACCACCATAGCCAAACATACCCCAACGATGGGCAGGACCGTCATCGTGTGCATCTGTGTAATATGTACTATCATCAGTGCTATGGTGCATTCTTACTCCGGTGCCGGCACCGCCACTGGCTAAGTAGGCAGGAAAAGTAATATCAACAAGTAGATAACTGTTGTTGCTTTGTTTAGTGAACGTACATATGTCAAAACCTGTCTTGCGATCACCTGTATGATTTGTGCCATTCAAAGGAATAGTTACATAATTAGTGCCAGTCTTAGCAGCAAGACTTGCATTTGTGCCTGTGCTGTATAATTGCTCTCGGATAAGTGTGTTTGTGCCTAGTACACTCATCTTTCAATCTCATAACACTGAAATGTACCGTATTTTGGATAATTTGCATCATAATAATGCAAGGGATAATAAGTATCTCCTGCTACCCAAACACGATACTGAATATAAAAACCAACAGTCCCGGTATGGCTATATATTCCTGAACTACGCACTGCATCTATTAATTCAGTGTTCCATATCATTCTTACAATACCAGAAGTGCTGCCTCCGTACCCCATAGCACCCCATCCATGCATTGGGCCTTGATCCAATGCATCTACATACGTTGTTGTAAAGCCATTTATGCTAATTGCTAATCTGAATCCTATACCACTGCCACCAACGTTAATATAGCCAGGTATGTTCCCGACAATTTTTAAATCACTTGTGTTGGATATTTTTTCAAATTCCATTACCAAAGTATTACCGGTTGTTCTGGTACCAGTGTGGTTAGTTTGATCAGTATCTAAATTGTACCAAGTGCCACTAGCACTACCGCCATCGCCGGTTACTCCCGCGGAAGGAGTTCCAGTTCCAGTACCATAAGTTTGTACTT